GATAAAGTTGGCTTTGAAAAATAACATTGACATTTAAGTCAATGTGTGTTATATTATAAACAATTAAGGAGTTATTATGTCAGATGTGAAAATATTAAGATTAGTTACAGGTGAAGATGTTATCGCCAAAATAAGTGAAAACGACCAAGGTACAAGTTTAAATAAACCTTTTGTTATCATACCTCATCAACAAGGTCCAGGAAAACCTGTTCAATTGATGATGACGCTTTACTCACCATATAGTAAGAGTGATAATGTTACAATCAAAAATGATAAAATCATTTCTATCGTTGAACCAAAAGAAGAAATACTTTCTTCTTATCAACAAAATACAAGCAGTATAGTTACTGCTCCAGGATTAATTACAGAATCTAAATTACCACAGATTTAATGATTACCATAAACTTTAAACGAGGACAGGAAACAATTCCAGTCCAAGTTGACGAGGGTAGAACTATTATGGAGGCGGCCAGAGATTATGGCAACTTACCAGAAGTCCCTGGTGATTGTGGTGGTTGTTGTGCTTGTGCCACGTGTCATATCAAAGTAGATGAAACTTGGATTGATAAAATAGGGAAAGTAAATGAAAGCTCATTTGAAGGAAGCCTAATTGAATATGAAAAAGGTTACGATCCAAATATGAGTAGATTGGGTTGTCAAATTCAATTAAATAAAGAACACGATGGTTTAGTCGTGCATTTACTTGACAATCATAAAATTTAGTGTTATAATAAATTATGAATTTTTATAAAAATGTTATTGAACATAGAGGTAAGTTATTAGTACGTGGTATCCACGAGGGAAAAGAATACAAAGAAAAAATTGATTACAACCCAACACTTTATGCTATAACACAAGAAGAAACAGAATTTAAAACATTAAAAGGTCAATATCTTAAACCAATTACATTTGGTAGTATCTCAAAAGCAAGAGAGTTTAAAAAATCATATAACACAGATAACTCACCTCTATATGGTATGGACCGTTATCAATATCAATATATTGCTGATCAATTTTCAAACGATATGCAATTTTCAAAAGAACTTATAAAGATATTTACTGTTGACATAGAATGTAGTGCGGAAAATGGTTTTCCTGATGTAGAAAACCCAACAGAAGAACTACTTGCAATCACAGTTAAAAATCAAACTAATAAACAAATTATTACTTGGGGTACAGGTGAGTTTAAAACAGATAGAACAGACGTAACTTATATAAGATGTAAGTCAGAAAAATCTTTGATTATGGAGTTTATGAAGTTTTGGATTAAGAACTATCCTGATGTTATCACAGGTTGGAATACAAAGTTTTTTGACATACCTTATTTGATGAATAGAATATGTCATATCGTAGATGAAAAAGTTATTAAAAGATTTTCACCTTGGAATTTAGTTGAAAGAGAATCAATTGTAGTAAGAGGTCGGCCACAAACTCACTATAACATTTTTGGTATTGTAATGTTAGATTACTTGGACTTATACAAAAAGTTTATTCCAACAAGACAAGAAAGTTATAAACTAGATTACATTGGTAAAGTAGAACTTGGTAAAGGTAAAGACGAAATGCCTTACGATACTTTTAGAGAATGGTATACAAAAGACTTTCAATCATTTATAGACTATAACATACAAGACGTTGAGATTGTTGATGGTTTAGAAGATAAACTAAAACTAATTGAACTTGTATTAACTATGGCGTATGAAGCAAAGGTTAATTACAATGATGTATTCTCGCAAGTAAGAATGTGGGATATGTTAATTTACAATTACTTGAAAAAAGAAAATATAATGATTCCTCCCAAGGAAGATAACGTCAAGGAAGACAAGTATGACGGCGCTTATGTTAAAGACCCTATTACAGGTATGCATAAATGGATAGTATCATTTGACATTAACTCTCTATATCCTCATCTAATTATGCAGTATAACATTTCGCCAGAAAAAATCATTGGCGTTAAACCATCAGGCGTTTCAGTTGATAAGTTGTTAAAACATGCGACACCATTAACACACTTAAAAACTGAAGGCGCTTGTATTACACCAAATGGTGCTATGTTTAAAACAGATAGTCCAGGTTTCTTACCTAGACTTATGGAAAATATGTATAATGATAGGGTTAAGTTTAAGACACTAGCATTTCAAGCAAAGAAAGAATATCAAAAAACAAAAGACCCAAAGACAGCAAAAGAAATATCTCGTTGTCATAATATACAATGGGCAAAAAAGATTGCGTTAAACTCTGCTTATGGTGCGATAGGTAATCAATATTTTAGATACTATGATGTAAGACAAGCAACTGCTATCACTTCATCTGGTCAATTTGTAATTAGATTTATTGAAAAGAATGTAAACGAATATATGAATAGAATATTAAAGACACACGATAAGGTAGATTATATTGTTGCGTCAGATACAGATTCAATTTATCTTACATTAGATAAACTAGTTGAGGCAACTTGTAAAGATAAATCAAAAGAACACATATTAAGATTTATTAATAAAGTTGTTGCTAGTAGAATTGAACCTTTTATAGACAAGTGTTTCGCAGAACTTGCTGATTATACAAATGCTATCGCTAATAAAATGGTTATGAAACGAGAAGTAATTGCTGATAAAGGTATATGGACAGCGAAAAAAAGATATATGTTAAATGTATTAGATGAAGAAGGTATTACATTTGAAGAACCTAAACTAAAGATTATGGGTATTGAAGCTGTGAAATCATCAACACCTGAAGTTTGTCGTGGTAAAATTAAAGAGGCTATCAATTTGATTATGACAAAAGATGAAGATGCACTACAAACATTTGTATCTAAATTTAAAGATGAGTTTTATAATATGTCAGCAGAACAAATATCTTTTCCAAGGTCTTGTAATAACTTGGCTAAATACAAACACGGTAATGATATTTTTATTAAAGGTACACCAATACACGTGAAAGGTGCTTTGATTTACAATCATCAAATAAGAGAATTTAAATTAAGTAGAAAGTATCCAATGATACAAGAAGGTGATAAGATTAAGTTTATAAAACTAATAGAAGCAAATCCATTTAAGTTTGATGTAATCAGTTATGTTACAAAACTTCCAACAGAATTTAAATTAGAAAAGTATATTGATTACGAAGTACAATTCCAAAAAACATTTTTAGATCCATTAAGTTTTATACTAAACTCAATCGGTTGGTCTTATGAAAAGAAGGCTAGTTTAGAAAGTTTTTTTGAATGATAACATCTATGTTTTTATTATTAATAACTTTACATTGGGGTTTTGCCACTGGCGCAATACTTGCAATGAAAACAAACTGGAGTATACCTAGGTTTCTAATTATAGTTTTACTTTTTAGATACTTATTATTAACTTATGGTCTTTAACACAAACAACAAATATGGAGTAATATATGCTGATCCACCTTGGACGTTTAAAACGTATAGTAACAAAGGAAAAGATAAAAGTCCTGAAAGACACTATTCTTGCATGTCTATCACTGACATTATTAATTTACCTGTTGGGAGCCTTGCTAAGGACGATGCAGTCCTTTTAATGTGGGTTGTAGATCCACTTTTAGACCAGGCGTTTAAAGTTATTGACGCCTGGGGTTTCAAGTACAAGACTGTAGGTTTTACTTGGGCAAAAACGAATCGAACTAAAATGGGTTTCTTTACAGGTTTAGGTTATTGGACTAGAGGTAATCCAGAGATGTGTTTACTTGCTACAAAGGGTAAACCAAAACGGCTAAATAAAAGTATACCACAATTAGTTGTGAGTGAAAGACAAGAACATAGTAGAAAACCAGATATTGTTTATGAACATATAGAAAAAATGTTAAGTGGACCTTATATTGAACTCTTTGCTCGTAGAAAACGAGATGGGTGGCAAAGTTGGGGTAACGAAGTATGATTTGGGACTTGACATTATCGTTATTATATGTTATATTAGTGTATGGTTTTGTCATATGGTTATTAATGAAATGGAATAATGAACAATTATAAAAGATACACATTAAAAGATACTTTAGAGAGTGAACAAAAAGCACTCTTTAATGTACTATCTACTTTCGCTGGTGGTGGTGGTTCATCAACAGGTTATAGACTTGCGGGTGGTAAGATATTGGCAATCAATGAATTTGTACCAGAAGCTCAAAATACGTATAGAGAAAATTATCCAAACACACTTATTATACCAGGTGATATTAAAAAGTTATCAGGTAAAGATTTTTTAGAAAAGGTTAATTTGAAACCAGGTGAACTTGACTTATTAGATGGTTCTCCACCGTGTTCAGCGTTTAGTATGGCGGGTTCTGTATCACACGGTAAAGGTAATACTCACGCAGATGCGTTTGGTAAGAAAAAGAAATACAGTGATATTGAAGGTGTAGAAAATGTTGAAGATTTATTTTTTGAATTTTTAAGAATAGCAGATGAACTAAAACCAAAAGTAATTATTGGTGAAAATGTTGAAGGTTTAACAATGGGTGAAGCTAAAGAGTATTTTCATAAGATACAAAATACATTTGAAGATATAGGTTATCTAGTTGTTGCTGATGTATTAAACGCAAGTTATTTTGGTGTACCACAAGCTCGTAAAAGAACTTTTTTTATTGCTGTTAGAGAAGATGTTGCTGAAAAAGTTGGTATTAATTTTATGACAATGTATCAATTGTATCCTGATAAAAATAATGAACAAACAACACTTGGTGAAGCTATTAATGATGTAGTAAACAAAGACCAAGAAGAAATAAATTTGTTATTAGAAAAACTAGGTCCACAAACTGCTGTAGGTAAAACTTTGGCAAAGATGCCTAAAGATCCTGACAAAGTATTAACAGGTATGGATTACCACGATAAAGGTCATCACTTTAATTTAAAAAGATGTAGTTTAAGAAAACCTTGTCCAACAATCACTGCTATGGGTAACTTTCCTGGTGTTGCTGGTACTTGTCACCCATTAGAAGATAGAAAGTTTACTATAAAAGAGTTAAAAAGAATTATGAGTCTACCTGAAGATTTTAAATTAACAGGTCAACATAAACAACAATCAGAAAGAATTGGTCGTATGGTACCACCTCTTATGATGAAAGCACTTGCTGAAAGTGTATATAATAAAGTATTGAAACCATATAAGGAGTTAGATAATGACTAAATTTACATTTGCCACATCAGAAGAAGGATTTGATAATCATATAGACAAATCAGTTAGAGGGTATAGTCACTTATGGGGTGATATACTTTCGCTATCAAAATATTTTGTAGAAGATTATACCCAAGTTGTTGATATAGGTTGTTCAACAGGTAAACTATTAAAAGGTATGATGGAACAAAACAATGAACATATACCACACGCACAATACACAGGTATTGAAATAGAAGATGATTTCTATGGCGATTATAATATGGACGAAGACAAGTATCAAAATTTAAGTTACTACAGAGGCGATGTAAGAGATTTTAATTTTCAAAATTGTTCTTTAGTTACTTCTATATTTACTTTACAATTTATGTCACCAAAAGATAGACAAGAAGTAATTAATAAAGTTGCCAATGGTTTAAATACTGGTGGCGCATTTATCTTTAGTGAGAAAACTTTTAGTTGTAATCCTAGAATACAAGATATGATGACTTTTACTTTTTATGATTATAAAAGAAAACATTTTAATGATAAGGAAATATTAGATAAAGAAGTACAGTTAAGGCATATGATGAAGTTAAATACTAAAACTGAAATCTATGAAATGTTTACAAACGCAGGTTTTGAAGTACATAACTTCTGGCAGAACTTTAACTTTATGGGCGCCATTGCTTTAAAGAAATAAATAATATGATGGCGATTACGGAACAATCATATAAAGAACTAAAAGATTATTGGGACTATCAAAGAAAGATAGAATACAATAAAGAGATAGTACATTATATGGCTGAGAAGTTTGAGGGAAGAGTCTATAATGATTTTGGTATGGTTAACATAGATGAGATGAAAAACTTACTATGGACAAGAGTTAAATCAGAAGATTACGAAGAACCTAAAAGGGGTTACGTACCAAAAGACCCTAAATTGAGGTTTGAGTGGGAGGGCGAAGCACACTTACCAACACACTTACTTCCGTATGATAAAGATTTAGAAAATGAACATTGACAAACAACGATAAGTATGATATATTATAACACAATTAAGGAGATTGAATATGAGTAATTTTTTAAAAGATATAATTAAAG